GCATGACGGTTGAGATCGAAGCTGCGCAGGATATGAATAAGCCGGTCCGGCGTTTTCGGATGGAGGAGGTTTTGGAAAGATGAAGTTTACGTTATACACGGCAGATTGCTCCGGTAACGAGCAGAACTGCCAGTATCCTCATGAGGTCCACGTAGACAGTGCGGATAGCTTATCTGCCGCTGCAGCGAAGGATCATGTATGTGCCAGTTTCAAGGACAACCATCGCAGCGTGGCAGATTTCATGGCCTGCGATGTCATCATGCTGGATTGCGACAACGACCATAGTGAAGATCCAACTGCTTGGGTGACGCCAGAGCAGCTTGCTGCGATGATGCCGGATGTGGCCTTTGCTGCAACACCTAGCCGTCATGATCGGCAGGAGAAGGACGGCAAGTCAGCTCGGCCGCGCTGGCATGCGTATTTCCCCGTAAATATCCTCATCACGGCGCAGAAGTGCAGGGCGCTGAAAGCAGCGGTGCAGGCGAAGTTCCCGTTCTTTGATCCAAACTGCCTGGATGCTGCAAGGTTTGTGTATGGAAGCGAGGCCGGGGCACCATTCTGGCATGAAGGCAGCAAGACCATCGACCAGATGCTGCAGCCTGCGCACACGGAACATAGCATCCCTGCCGGGCAGCGCAATAGTACGATGTCACATTTTGCAGGGCGTGTAGTCAAGCGCTATGGAGCGACCGACCGGGCACATGAGATCTTCATGGAGGAGGCTGCCAAATGTGTCCCGCCACTTTCGGATGAGGAGCTTTCCAAAATCTGGCACAGTGCCGAGAAGTTTTGCGAGATGCTGAAAAAGCAGCCTGGCTATGTGCCGCCCGAGAGCTATGAATTCTCAAATTGGGAGAATGATCTTTTACGGGATAAAAAAGGCAATGTGCTGAATACGCTGCAGAATCTGCTGCTAATCCTGCAGAATGATCCTGCATTAGAGAGTATTTGCTTCAATCAATTGGCTGACAATATAGAAATTCGTGGTGAGGCACCATGGCGGCATCCGGCTCAGTTTTGGCGCGATGCGGATGATGCCCAGTTGATCTGCTATGTTGATGGCAAGTACGGGACGTTCTCTAGAGCCAATTACATGACAGCTGTGACCAAGGTGACCGATGACCGTGCTTATCATCCGATCCTTGATTATCTGGATAGCTTGCCAGCATGGGATGGTGTAGAGCGTTTGGACACGCTGCTGATTGATTATCTTGGTGCGGAGGACAATGAATACGTGCGAGCTGTTACACGTAAAACATTGGTCGCTGGTATTATGCGTGTTTTGCATCCGGGGATTAAGTTTGACACGATTCTTGTGCTGAATGGTCCGCAGGGCATCGGCAAGTCTACATTGATTTCAAAGTTGGGACGTGAATGGTATTCTGATAGCCTGACATTGACCGATATGAACGATAAGACAGCGGCTGAGAAGCTCCAAGGGTATTGGCTGCTTGAAATCGGAGAGTTGGCTGGCATGCGGAAGGCTGATATAGATAGAGTCAAAGCATTCGCTTCCAGACAGGATGATAAGTATCGAGCCAGTTTCGGCAGACGAGTGACACCGCATCCGCGTCAGTGCGTGTTCTTTGGTACCACTAATTCCGAATGCGGCTATCTCCGTGATGTGACAGGAAATCGAAGATTCTGGACGGTCAAGACTCCGGGACGTACTGATCGGCATCCTTGGGAGATAAGTGAGGAGGATGTACGGCAGATATGGGCAGAGGCGGTTCAGTATGCCGAAGCTGGGGAAAAACTGTTTCTGCCACCTGAGTTAGAAACAATATCTCGTAAAGAACAGAATGCTTCGATGGAGCAGGATGATCGTGAGGGATTGGTGCGGGCGTACTTGGATATGTTTTTGCCAGAGAATTGGGATGATATGGATTTATATCAGCGTCGGGACTATGTCGACAAACCCGATGCGCCACTTAATCCGGCAGGGATGATTCAGCGGCAGATAGTATGCAACATGGCTATCTGGTGTGAGTGCTTTGGTAAACGCCGGGAAGATCTGCGTTCCATCGATAGCTATGCGATAGCCGCCATCATGACTAGAATCGAGGAATGGGAGAAGACCGGCAGAATGGCCGTATTCCCCCTCTATGGGAAGCAGCGTGTTTACCAGCGTCGCTGAACAAGACAGGTCGTTCCATGAGTTGTTCTTGAGCTTGTTCCATCCCCTGAGGCTTTATGCCACAAGGGATGGGATGTTTTCTAGGAACAAGAGAACAAGAATATATATATATATGAAAAATATTAAGAAATAGTGTGCGTAATGCGTATACGCGCGTATAGACGTTTTTTTACTAGGGTTGTTCCTCAAAATCGCTTAAACGCCCGTCATTACTGGGCTAGAGGATGGAACAAGTCCCTGAACAACCCCGGGAACAGGTGCCAGAACAAGGTGTTGTTCTGAGAAATGGAGAATAAAATGACTTTTTATCAATATGTGACGAGACTGTACAGCAATGAACACGGTCCAAAGGGGGATCTTGCCCGTGACGTGCGAATGGATTGGCGAGAATTTCCCAAAAGCAAGTCGTATGGTGAGATTCTGACTTATCTGCGTTCCTGTCGTGCTGATCGTGCGTGCATCGATGTATTCGAGGTTTGCTGGAAAGAATATGCGGCCAGTCAGTTGGGAGAGTGAGCCGTTATGCGAGAAAAGGATATTGAGCGCAAGCTCGTGATGGAAACAGTGCATCGTGGTGGTGTGGCATTAAAGTTCGTCAGCCCTGGCTGCATTGGGGTACCGGACCGGATTGTGATGTTGCCCGGTGGCCATCTTGGCTTTGTTGAGCTGAAGGCACCCGGCCAGCAGCCAAGACCGATACAGGTCCGGCGCATTCAGCAGCTGCGGGTGATGGGCTTCCTGGTGTTCGTGGTAGATGGCAGGGAACAGATTGGAGGTGTGCTGGATGCGATACAAGCCTCATGATTATCAGGACTATGCGACGCAGTTCATCCTGGACCATCCAGTCGCAGCCATCTTCCTGGATTGCGGCCTGGGCAAGACGGTCATCACGCTGACTGCGATGGAGGAACTGCTGCATGACCGCTTTGCGGTCAGCCGGATCCTGATCATCGCACCGCTGCGGGTGGCACGAGATACCTGGCCGGCGGAGATTCAGAAATGGGAACACCTGCGACAGCTGACCTTTGCTGTTGCCGTTGGTACCGAGCGAGAGCGTATTGCTGCCCTGGCCCAGCGGGCAGAACTGACCATCATCAACCGCGAAAACGTGGACTGGCTGGTGAGCAAGAGCGGCTGGCCCTTCGACTTTGACATGATTGTCATTGACGAGCTGAGTTCCTTCAAGTCCTATCAGGCCCGGCGCTTTCGGGCGCTGATGAAAGCACGGCCACTGGCCAAGCGGGTAGTGGGACTGACTGGAACGCCATCGGCCAATGGACTCATGGACCTCTGGGCAGAGTTCAGGCTGCTGGATATGGGCAAGCGTCTGGGACGGTTCATCACGCACTATCGGGAGGAACTGTTCCTGCCCGATAAGCGGAATCAGCAGATGGTATTCAGTTACAAGCCGAGGCCCGGGGCAGAGGATGAGATCTATCAACGTATTGGTGACATCACCATCTCGATGCGGTCAGCCGATTATCTCAAGCTGCCAGAGCTGGTTGAGACACAGAGCATGGTCAAGCTCTCAGCAAAAGAGCGCAAGACCTATGATGCCATGAGGGCTGAGATGGTCACGACGATTGGTGAGCAGGAGATTGACGCGATGAATGCAGCAGCACTCTCGAACAAGCTGCTGCAGATGGCCAGTGGAGCTGTCTACGATGAAGATGGCAAGGCGTTGCACATGCATGACCGCAAGCTGGATGCATTGGAAGATTTGGTGGAGAGTGCCAATGGCCGACCGGTCCTGGTGGCTTACTGGTATAAGCATGATGCTGAGCGCATCAAAGAACGCATGCCAGTCCGGGAGATCCGGAGCAGTCGGGACATTCGAGACTGGAATGCCGGGAAGATTCCGGTGGCACTCATTCATCCAGCTGGCGCCGGTCATGGTCTCAATCTGCAGGATGGTGGCTCTATGTTGATCTGGTTTAGCCTGACCTGGTCGCTGGAACTTTACCAGCAGACGAACGCCAGACTCTATCGACAGGGACAGAAGCATACCGTGACCATCACTCACATCATTGCAGAGGGTACCATCGACGAACAGGTCATGCAGGCATTGCAGAAAAAGGATAAGACACAGGCCGCATTGATTGAAGCGGTCAAAGCAGAACTGGAGGTTGTGAAATGATAGACCCGTATGAGAAACTGGCCAACGGAATCATCCTGCAGGCAGTGAATGATTACCGCCAAGCCATGAAAAATGGAGAGCATGGCCTCCAGGCAAGTATTGAGCACTTTTTCCGGTCTGCCTGGTTTGGAAGATTGACCACCCTGGATCCGGACGTCCTGATTCAGCGTCTGCAAGAGGAGGCAGCAGCATGATGGCAAAGGAATATCTGAAACGAGCAATCCGCATCGAGCGTGAGATCGACAGTCTTCTGGAGCATCTGGCCGAACTGAGGTCAATGGCCACGAAAGCCACGGCCACGGTTACAGACATGCCAGGCAGTCCGACACGAGACAGCAGCAAGATGGAAGATGCCATACTGAAGATCATCGAGCAGGAAGAAGAGATTGATGCCCGCGTCAATGAGCTGGTGGATGTTAAGCGTGAGATTGAACTGGCTATCAACCATGTGACCGATGATGAATGTCGACAAGTCCTGAGGCTCCGCTACCTTGCGTTCAAGTCCTGGGATGATGTGGCAGCTTGCATGCGATACAACGTGCGGCAGGTCTATCGGATTCATGCCGAAGCCCTGAAAAAGTTTCAGATTCCTGAAAGTTGTCAGTCGTAGGTACTAGATGTCAGTCGAGCTGCTGTGATATGATATACTCAACAAGAAAAGGATAAAGAACAAGCCCTCGGGGAGCAATCCCTCGAGGGCTTTTCGTATGCCTGAAATGGAGGTGTATCGTATGCCAAGAAGTCCAAAGAAGCCGTGCAAGTACCCAGGCTGTCCTAAGCTGACCGATGGCAGTTACTGTCCGGAGCATCAGCACATGGTGGACAAAGCCTATGAGCAGTACGGCAGGGACAAGGAAAGCAAGAAACGCTATGGCTACAAGTGGCGCAAGATCCGTGCCCGGTTCCTTCATGCGCATCCGCTCTGTGAACAGTGCAATAAGGAAGGCCGGCTGACGGTAGCAACCGAAGTGCATCACGTTCTGCCGCTAGGTCATGGTGGCACGAATCATGAGGACAATCTCATGGCGCTTTGCAAGCCGTGTCATAGCCGCATCACCGTGCAGATGGGTGATCGGTGGAATAGACACAAATGAACGATTGCGCAAAACGGAGCAATCGGGAGATATGGCGGGAGGGGCGGCTAAAATCTCTAGAAAACGGCCGAAATCGACCGGACATAGGCCCTCACGAATAAAAAGCAGAAATCAAAGGGGGTATTAACCCCAGGGAGGTGATGACAGGTGGCAAAAGACGGGACACGGCGCGGCGGTAAGCGCATCGGGGCAGGCCGAAAGCCGAAAGCACTTAACGATAAAGTGAATGCCGGCATAGAAGCGAATGTCATCAGCTTTCCCGGGCCGGAAGACATGGTCGGTGTGGAAATGCCGCCCGTCAAGGAATACCTGAAAGCGGAGCAGCGCAACGGCAGCAGCCTTCAGGCCGAGGATGTGTTCAAGGAAACCTGGGATTGGCTGCAGAAGCGTAACTGCGCGGCAATCATCAATCCGCAGCTGGTCAGCCAGTATGCCATGAGTGCCGCCCGCTGGATCCAGTGCGAGGATGCCATTTCCAAGATGGGACTCCTGGCCAAGCATCCCACAACGGGTGCTCCGATTGCCAGCCCGTTCGTGAGCATGAGTCAGAACTACATGCGCCAGGTCAATCAACTGTGGTATCAGATATTCCAGACCGTGAAGGAAAACAGCCTGTCCGCATTTGAGGGAGCAAATCCACATGACGATATGATGGAGCGGCTGCTACGGTCACGGAAATAAAAAAGCAATGGTTTGCTATTAATAGTCATGAGCGTCATATAAAGCCTTTGCTGCATCGTATTCTTTTATTCGTTGCTCATATTTTGCTGATACATAAAATCCTCGTTTGGTCGTTAGGTAATGTATAAGGCGTTGATCCGTATTATTTATAACCCAAAAATGATCTAAGGTGCAAGAGATGACTTTGTTGTTTTTCACAGTTCGTATATATGCATAGTAAGAGCCATCAGGAGCAACGCCATTGTATTCAGTGCTGATAGAATAGGTTTCATCAGTCGTCGGATCTGTATAAAAATCCTTCCAAGTCATGGCCTTTTCGTTGAATAGTGGATGTAATCCGAGTTTTGCAAGTAGGGAATCGGCTAACTTAGCTCGATTAGAATATGGTTCTATAGTTCGATATCCTTCAGAGAAGTCAGGGTCAGTATCTGTTTCAAAATCTGTGATATTTAATGTATTGATATATTGGGAATCATCCGATTGGTTGAACACAAGAGCACCATGCTGATAATCAACATCCCATAATTTATAAAAGCTCCTTGTTGGTACAGTTATTGCATTATAAGATTTGGACATGTATTCATTAGAATTAGGATATCCAATTGGAATATAATACATCCAAAAATAAATCGTTTGAGTATTAGAATCATATCTTATGTTATCCATATTAACATAGGATTTAGAATGTCCATCATCTTCGTATATATGCCAACTCTTATCCATTGATATTTCGGCATGAGCTGGTATTGAAGGTACTGCTAGCAAAAAAAATGACAAAAAAGAAAGAAAAATAATTACAAGAGAACGCATTTACAAACATCTCCTTTTCAATAGCAACACTATGTATTTCGCTTTAAAATTTTAATTTCCTCCCTATTTCCGTGAAAGAAGGTAATGAATTGAAACAAACGACAAAATTAGAGTTAGTACCGGTTACCAAACTGGTACCTTATGTGAACAATGCCCGGACGCACAGTCCGGAGCAGGTGAATAAGCTGCGGGCCAGCCTCCGGGAGTTCGGCTTTGTGAATCCGGTCATCATTGACAAGGACTACGGAATCATCGCTGGTCATGGCCGTGTGATGGCCGCCCGCGAGGAACATATGGATGAGGTCCCCTGCGTCCTGGTCGATTATCTGACTGAAGCGCAGAAGAAAGCCTATATTCTGGCAGACAATCGGTTTGCTCTGGATGCGGGCTGGGATGAGGAAATGCTCCGTGTCGAGATTGAAGCACTGCAGGGAGAGGATTTCGATGTATCTTTGACGGGCTTTGATGAAAAGGAGCTGTCCGACTTGTTCGGAGCCGATGCCGGTGATGGGCAGGAGGATGGCTTCGACGTAGACGATGAGCTGCAGAAGCCCTGCCTATCCCAGTCCGGCGATCTCTGGCATTTGGGTCGGCATGCCGTTATCTGCGGCGATTCGACTTTGCCAGAAACCTACCAACGGCTGCTGGCCGGAGCGCAGGTCAATTTGGTCTGTACCGATCCGCCATACCTGGTCAATCTCGAAAGCACATCTGGAAAAATCAAGAACGACGATCTCAGTGATGAGGAAGGCTATAGGTTCCTCAAAGGGGCATTCTCGTGCATGCATGACAGCATGGCGCAGGATGCCTCTATTTATGTGTTCTATGCAACCAGTAAGGCTCGTGTATTTCATGATGCCTATGAGGATGCAGGTTTCAAAGTCGGAGCAGGTCTGGTCTGGAAGAAGAATCGACTGGTGCTGACCCGGACAGACTGGAAGTACATCCATGAACCAATCATCTGGGGTTGGCGCAAGGATGGCAAGCATAACTGGTATGGCAATCAGAAGCAGGTGACGGTGTTCGAATTCGACCGGATCAAGGACTCGAAGAAAGATGGCTGCGGGCATCCTTCCAGCAAGCCAGTGCCGTTGATTGCCTATCTCATCAAGCAATGCACGCAGACCAATGGTCTGGTGCTGGATGGCTTCCTGGGATCCGCATCGACACTGGTGGCCTGCGAGCAGCTGGGGAGGATCTGTTATGGCATCGAGCTGGAGCCGAAATTCGTCGATGTGGCCGTGAAACGCTACATTGAGCTGAAGGGGGCCGACAGTGATGTATATGTGGAACGTGATGGCAGGAAGATCGCTTATGCGGACTTGCCAAAACCGAAGGAGGACTGAATGATGCGTGTATTTTTGAATCCTGGTCACGATCTGAAACGTGACAGTGGGGCGGTGAATCCGACTTCTGGCCTACGCGAGTGCGATGTGGCTGCAGATATTGGCGGCCTGGTCAAAGGGTATTTGGAACAGGCCGGCTGCGAAGTGCAGATGCTGCAGAGCGACAATCTGCTGGGAGAGACACCGAGCCTGCCCTGTGTGGTAGATGAAGCCAACGGGTGGCCGGCGGACCTCTTCGTGTCGCTACACTGCAATGCTGCCAATGGCAGCGCACAGGGAACCGAGACCCTGGTCTATAGCGAAGACGGTGAGGCAGCAGAACTGGCCGGCTGCATCCAGTCACAGATCGTCACCAGCCTAGGTACCGTCGACCGGGGCATTAAGGAACGGCCTATGTTGATCGTACTGAAGCACACGAATATGCCGGCGGTCTTAGTCGAGATGGCTTTTGTCGACAACGATGAGGATACTATCCTCTTGACATATAAAGCAGATGAGATGGCCCGGGCAATCGCTCGTGGCATCACGGATTTTGAAGGGAGAAATGCATAATGGATATCGAGAGAATCAAGAACGAACTGAAGGATCATGTGGCTGACTCGGTAAGGAATGAGGCAAAGGACGCGACCATCGGCTGGCTGAAGGAGAAAGTCCTGCCAGCAGCCAAGGAGGTTGCAGACACCTACACGGCTGCGCTCCATGAATCGGCGGCGAATGAGACGGGCTGGAACAAGTTCCGCGACACCTTCTTCCTGCCGACGCTGCTGGATGCATCCTTTTGGCTGCTGGACAAGGCACTGACGAAGATGGTCAATGAGCAGCCAAAGGCGATTGCCTAATCTCCAGGTATGAATAAGTAGAACCAATGTGATGCGAATGTTTCAAAACGTCACATTGGCCTACTTGTAGATTTCCAAGCGTATTTATAAAAATAGGTTTGGAAATCCACAAGTAGTGCTTGCTATTTATACTGTCCAGAGTGATATATAGACATGGAAAAAGCAAATGAGAAAGGGGATTTTACCATGAAGATTATGTATCATGCAGAAGGCGCACGCCGCAAGGAACTGGCACAGGCCATCAGTGAGGTCACGGGAGCAGAGAAGCGTTACTTGGGAGTTCCCAGCTGCGCATACGCCATCGACTATTTCACAGTCGACCGCGAGGGCAACCTGAACTTTACGGACAGAGCCGACAGCGCAGAGGTCGAGAACCTCATTGAGAAGCTCGACGGCATGGGATTCCATGCGGAATCCGCCAAGGAGACGGTTCCAGAGGAACAGCCGGCAGCGGTCGATGGCATCACAGTTTCCCTGCCGAAGGATGGCTTCACGGAAACCGCCATTGAGAACCTTCGGAAACTGGTGGATTCTAAAGCCAGCTTGATCAAGAAGGCGTTCAACCGGGAGAGCATTTCCATCGAGGTCAAGGAAACGCAGATTGCTTTTCCTTGGATGAACGGCACAGAAGATCCAGAAACGGTGCATGCGCACACCGCCTTCATTGCCGCCCTGGGCAAGACGGCGAAAGCCCAGAAGCGCGTCACGGCCAAAGAGAAGCCGGTCGACAACGAGAAATACGCCTTCCGGTGCTTTCTTCTGAAGCTGGGATTCATCGGCAAGGAATTTGCCAAGGAACGGAAAATCCTGCTGGCAAATCTCAATGGCTCGAGCGCCTTCAAGAGCGGCAAGAAGAAGGAGGTGGATGCGAATGTGGCATCCGAGTGATGAAACACTCGCCACGCTCCGGCGGGATTATCCCGCTGGAACGCGGATCGAGCTGATCGAGATGTCAGATTTCCAGGCACCGCCCGTAGGAACAAAGGGAACGGTGCTGGGGGTGGATGAAATGGGGGATCTGCTGGTCAGCTGGGATACAGGCTCCAGTCTCAAGGTAGTCTACGGTGTCGATCGATGCAGGAAACTCCAGATGACAGCCAAGGTCCACGAGCAGCTGGTGACCATCCGCGACAGCGGTGAAACCAACATGTTCGACATCGCAACAGTCCAGAGGCTCGCCTTTGAGCGTGACTTCTACGAGCTGGTGTTGTTCATCGAGGAGCATCGAAAGGAATACATCCGGTTCATTCTGACCGGCCATGAGGAATAACCACAAGATCTTGTATACACGTCCACATCTGCTTGCTATATGTGCCTTTTAGAGTGATATATAGACACAACGAAAGGAACATACCACGCAAGCAGAAAGGACGGTAAGCAGAATGAAGGAAGCAACAGCACAGCAGATTGAGCGAATGAAGGAGCAGACCCTTGGAGTCGAGGTGGAGATGTACGGGATTAATCGCCAGGCAGCCGCCAGGATTGCAGCCGATTATTTTTGCACGAGCCGGTTTGAAGATACAGACCAGCGGAACGGATACTACGCCTGGAGCGCCTGGGATGCACAAGGGCGCGAGTGGAAATTCGAGCGCGACGTCAGCATTGAGGCCGCGACCAACGACCAGCAGTGCGAACTGGTCACGCCCATCCTGCATTACGCCGACATTGAGTTTTTGCAGGAACTGCTTCGGAGACTGCGCCATGCGGGAGCAAAAAGCGACCCCAGCCACATGTGCGGAGTCCACATCCACATCGGCGTAACGGGACACACCGCTAAGACACTCCGCAACCTTGCAAACCTCATGGCCAGCCACGAAAGCCTGCTGATTGCCGCGATGCGCCTCGACCAAAGCCGCATCAGCCGCTACTGCCGCACTGTAGACCAGCGGTTCCTCGAAGCCCTCAACAAGAAGAAGCCGACCGAGATGCGCCAACTGGCAGACATTTGGTACGAGACGCAGGGATTCGGCATCCGGCGCCACACACACTACAACGGAAGCCGCTACCACATGCTGAACTTCCACGCAGCCTTCACCAAAGGCACGGTCGAGTTCCGGTGTTTCCAGTTCGCAAACCGGAGCGAGGATCGTAAGGGCGGCATCCACGCCGGGGAACTGAAAAGCTACATCCAGCTTTGCCTGGCCATGAGCCAGCAGGCCAAAGCCATCAAGAGCGCCAGCCCGCGCGAACCGCAGCATGAGAACCCGAAATTCGCGATGCGGACTTGGCTCCTGCGGATGGGATTCATCGGCGAGGAATTCGCGACCGCGCGGGATATCCTCACGAAAAACCTCGAAGGCGATGCGGCTTTCCGCTTCGGAAGGAACACCCCTCAGGCTTGAAAGCAAGCCAAGGCCCTGCATGCCCGCTTCGGCGGGCTTGGGGCAGTATAAGAAGGGATGTTCCTTCGGAAGCAGAAAGCGAGGTTAGAACCTATGAAGAAGAAAATCTATGTGGCCTATGGAAGCAATATGGACTTGGTACAGATGGCGCACCGCTGCCCGCAGGCGGAGCTTTTAGGGCAAGGCATGATGAAGGATTGGCAACTGCTGTTCAAAGGCTCACAGACGGGCTCCTACGCGACCATTGAGCGCAAGTCGGGCCGTGAGGTTCCGGTGCTGCTCTGGGCAATATCCAAAGCGGATGAGAAACGGCTGGACATCTATGAAGGCTACCCAAGTTTCTATTACAAGAAGATTGTCGAAGTCCAGACAGAGTCTGGGCCGGTAAGCGGTATGGTCTACATCATGCACGAGGAGCGGAACCTCGGCATTCCGACCATGCAGTATTACAATGTATTGGCCCGGGCCTATGAGAACTTCGGCTTTGACCTGCAGATCCTGCAGAAGGCCTATCGGGATTGTCTAGTCGACTAGACGGATACCTTTGCTTGAGACAGGTGAAAAAATACATTTTATTTATCGATAATTCGCTTGCTATAAATGTCGGTTAGAGTGATATATATACATAAGCCGAAGGGCGAACGACAACAGACACACAAGCAGAGGAGGAAAACACCATGAAAACCATCCAGACTTACGAGCAGGCCATTGAAGACGCCAAGCAGGGCAAGAAAATTGAGGGATTCAACTACAGGGTGCTCAGGGCTTACGACCAGAGCCGCGAGGCAGGAAGCGAAACCCTGAACTTTTACGAGACCATTTTAGAAAGCGACATTCCGGCAATCATCGAAGCCTGCCGCAAAGAAGGGATCGAGGCCATTACGACCACCGCGAACTCCAGCGGCCTGCTGGAAACCCTGGCCGCCTTTGAAGCGAAAGGATGCCGCCTGGCCGGGTTGACGAAGGCACCGGAACGCGACACCCACAAGGAACTGCCAGCGGCGCTTATCAAGATGAACTGAACAAAAACGGGAAGCCAAGGGGCCGGCCTTCAAGGGCCGGTTCTCTGGTGTATTTCGCCAAGAGGATGATCTGTGCAGATCGTAAATAAATCATGCAAGACTGGGATTGTATACACGAAATCCGGCGCTTATTCGCTTGCTATATATGTGCAAAAGAGTGATATATATACATGCCAAAGTAAAACAAGCGAACAGGAGGATTTGAAAATGTGGCATGAAGGCATTATCGGAATTGGAAGAGTAGCGGTGAAGTATTGGGTGAAAGCATACAAGAACCGGAGCCAGTTCGGGATTGAAGGCGGGAAGATTTCCAAACTGATCCTGGAACGGAAGGGAACAACCATAGCCAACTACGACAGAGGCTGGGACATTAAGCCACAGGGCTACGAGGCCGAGGCTGCCCTGGCAATACTTATGAAGGAATACAACTGAATCAAGAGAGGAACCCTTTTCCAACAGCGGAAGGAGGGTTCCTCTCTTTGCTTAGTTACAGAAGGGAAGACTTAGATTTGCGGAAACTGGAAAACTACGAGCCGACCAGGTTCATGGAGAAGGACTCGGCCTATGATAAAGAAGCTGCCGATTATGCGGTCAATTTCATCGAGTGCTTGTGCCATACGAAAGGCACCTGGGCCGGGAAGCCGTTCAAGCTGATCGACTGGCAGGAGCGCATCATCCGGGATCTGTTCGGCATCCTGAAGCCCAATGGCTATCGGCAGTTCAATACAGCATACGTGGAGATCCCAAAGAAACAAGGCAAGAGCGAGTTGGCGGCTGCGATCGCACTGCTCATGACCTGTGGGGATGGAGAGCAGCGAGCCGAAGTGTATGGCTGTGCAGCGGATCGGCAGCAGGCCAGCATCGTCTTTGATGTCGCGGCAGACATGATTCGTATGTGTCCGGCACTCAACAAGCGGGTAAAGATTCTGGCTTCGACCAAACGCATCGTGTATCTGCCGACCAATTCCTTCTACCAGGTATTGTCTGCGGAGGCATATAGCAAACACGGATTCAACATTCACGGTGTTGTGTTCGACGAATTGCACACACAGCCAAACCGAAAATTGTTTGATGTCATGACCAAGGGATCTGGCGATGCCCGCATGCAGCCTCTGTACTTCCTCATCACGACAGCCGGGACTGATACGCATAGCGTCTGCTACGAGCAGCATCAGAAAGCATTAGACATCCTGGACGGGCGCAAGATTGATAAGACCTTCTATCCAGTCATCTATGGTGCGAAAGAAGATGAGGACTGGACCGACCCGGAGGTCTGGAAGAAAGCCAATCCGAGTCTGGGCATCACGGTCGGAATCGACAAGGTACAGACCGCTTGTGACTCGGCCAGGCAGAATCCAGCCGAGGAGAACGCGTTCCGGCAGCTGCGCCTGGACCAGTGGGTCAAGCAGGCTATCCGCTGGATGCCAATGGAGAAATGGGATGCCTGTAAGTTCCCGGTCATCCCCGAGACACTCAAAGGCCGTGTATGCTATGGAGGCTTGGACTTATCCTCGACTACAGATATCACGGCCTTTGTGCTGGTATTTCCACCGGAAGACGGAGAGAATGGCAAGTATGAAGTGCTGCCATATTTCTGGATTCCCGAGGACAACATTGATCTGCGTGTCCGGCGTGATCACGTTCCTTATGATGTGTGGCATCAGCAGGGATTCCTGGAAACGACCGAGGGCAACGTTGTGCATTATGGCTACATCGAGAAGTTCATTGAAAAGCTGGGTGAGATCTACCATATTCGGGAGATTGCCTTTGACCGTTGGGGCGCTGTGCAGATGGTGCAGAATCTTGAGGGGATGGGCTTTACCGTGGTGCCGTTCGGCCAGGGCTTCAAGGATATGAACTCGCCAACCAAGGAACTGATGAAGCTTACCCTAGAAAAACGCATAGCGCACGGCGGACAGCCCGTTTTACGCTGGATGATGGATAACATTTTCATCAAATCAGATCCGGCCGGTAATATCAAACCGGACAAAGAAAAATCCACAGAGAAGATTGACGGTGTTGTAGCCACGATAATGGCACTCGACCGAGCAATTCGCTGTGGAAATGATAATGGAGAAAGCGTGTATGATGGGCGTGGTATTTTGTTGATATAAATATTCAAGCTAAGAATGATAATGAGTATTTAGCTAATTAGCGAAATGAATAGCTGAATTTTTTAGTACCCATAGTAAAGCGTATCTTTATTGGTTTGCCATCATTTTGTACTGAAGAAGGCAGTTGAACCATGTATTTTATTTTTTCAGGATTCAAAGGATCTATGCTATAAAAGGCCGGATCTAAATCACCGCGATGCTCTAATGCTGACATGCAATGATATTCATATCCATTTGTGTCATAGAGAACATCAACTTTTGCAATATCTTCTGCTTTTACAGCTTTTTTTTTGCATGTTTTTTATAGTAGCTGTAACACACAAGTAAACCTTATCCGGATCGGCTGCGTAATGCGAATAGAATCTACTGGGTTTATCAGGTAATACATCATCAGTAAAATCTACTCTTTGAATTGTGATTTCACCATAATCATCTGCAACAAATGCGGTATTTAATTCAACAGGAGTGTCGGTAGTCGTTTTTGTATTAGAGCTACTGTTGTTTTTTGGCGGTAGTTGTTGTGGAAAGTGGTTTACTCGAATTATAATCTCTGCCTGTTGGATTTGAAGGAGAATAAATCCAGAGAACAACCAAAACAAATGCGATAGCTCCGATAATGTACCATTTTTTATTTGGGCTGCATTTAACAGGACATTTTTTCTTGGCAAAATCATATCCGCATTCTGGACAAAACTTGGTTTGTTTTTCAATATCGTTATGACAATTAGGACAAATCATACATGCACACTCCTCTATAGGACGGTTTAATTCTTTAAGTTATTATCAATTTTTATGAATCCAGTGCCAGTCACAATTGCAATAATTGCGGAATATGTACAAGATACTCCGATATCTCCAAACATCATGTGCCCAATAAAGAGCCCAATACACCCCAAAACTATTAATGCGATTCCGAATTTCTTCATGATAGCATGCTTCCTTTCATACATGTTATATAGTACTCTGCAGGCCAATCTAATACTATTTTAACCACTTTTTAATTATATCCCTATTTTATATTCTATTCAATATGGAGGTGGAATTTCTTGAATCTTTTCACAAAACTATTTCGTTCCAGGGACAAGCCGAAGAATTATCTGAGTGGGCGACTTGTCCTTTTTGTTTGGGCAGACGTCGGCGGGCCGGGCGGTCAACGAGCAGACCGCCATGCAGGTGACGGCTGTGTATGCCTGCGTCCGCATCTTGGCGGAGGCCATTGCCGGACTGCCGCTCTGCGTGTATCGCTATACGGAGGATGGCAGCAAGGAAAAGGTGCTGGATCATCCGCTGTATGCGTTGCTGCATGATGAGCCAAATCCGGAGATGACCTCGTTCATTTTCCGGGAGACCATGATGAGTCACTTGCTCCTTTGGGGCAATGCTTATGCGCAGATCATTCGGGATGGCCGGGGCCAGGTGCTGGGATTGTATCCGTTACTCCCCAGCAAGATGGATGTAAGTCGGGCTGACAACGGCGAATTGGTCTATACGTATAAGTCGCAGCATCGATGATTATGGCAGCAAGAAACGCACCGAGCAGATTCAGCTTCGGCGCGAGGATGTGCTGCATA